CTGACTTGATGTTTGTGTTCCATAAGTATTGCCTAAGACTGCAAATAAATCTGGGTATGCAGTTTTATCTTTTAATGTACCATCTGCAAATAACCAACCATCTATAATAGATGAACCAGACCACATAACTATTGACCCAGTTGGTGAAGTTGATGGAATTGATGAGTTTGCAGGGTTCACAATACCAAGTTTTAAACTTGTTATAGTACCAGACCCAATAGACCCACCACCATCAAATGACATTGTAATAGTTGTGTTTGGTGAATTAAATGCCACCCCAGTAATCTGACCATATAAAGTAGTTCCAGTGCCATCTACTAATTTAACTCTACGACCATTTGTGTAGTAAGAGGTAACATTTGAGGCAATTGTTACTTGAGTACCATTTACTCTTGTATAAGTTGTTGCAGTCTGACCATTGCCCACCTCAATCCATTCTGCCTCAAGATACCAAGATTTAATATCAGCAATTAATTGTCTAGCACCATCATTGACACTTGATGGACTTTGATTTTCTTGAAAGCTACCAGTGGCTAATACGTTGCCATTGTTAGCAGGTGTAGTTCTAAAATTTTCTATTCCCATATTTTATTCCTAGTATTTAATTTGGTAGTTAAGTGCAATGTAAGGATTTGTTGTATCTAATACTGAACCAGTAAAGTTAGGTGCTGATACTGAACCAGATGGTGTTGCAGATGAACCACTAAAGGTTGCTGAACCAGACCAACCATGTGAGTGTGCTTGACCAGACCCACCAAGAGGTATAACTGCTGTTTCATAAGCACCACCAGAACCAGATGACGAACCTCTGTTGTCTGCACCTTGTTCAGTTTTAAAAAATTTTGTAGTGTTTAAATTTACATTAGGTAATTGTGCTTGAGTAATTGAATGACCTGCAACTGTACCAGAAACACTAACTGAGCCAGATGGTGTAAAAGCACTACCAGTAAAAGAGGGTGATGAGTTAGTTCCTGCAGGTGTTTGTGCAAATGCACCACCAGTTGTACCTAAACCATGTGAACCAGATTTACCTAATGGAAACTTTGCTTGTAAGTTTGGTATGTTAAATGTACTGCTACCATTACCAACCCCAAATGTAGTGCTTATTTTAGTAAATAATGCAGAGTAAGTTGTTCTTGAGTAAGCAGTGCCATCACAAATTAAATAACCAGAATCAGCACTTGCACCCCCAGTCATTAGTATTGTTCCAGTTGGAACTACACTAGGTAAAGATGTGTTTGTTGCTGATATTATTCCATAAGAGACTGACGTTGGATTGCCAGAACCTAATGTACCACTATCAAACTCAAAAGTTAGTGCAGTGTTAGGTGAACTAAATGAACTACTGATGACTCGACCATATAAGATTGTACCTTGACCATCAACAATGCGTACTCGTCTGTTGACATGAAATTCATCAACAACATCTACTGACATACTTATTTGTGTTGCTGATACTCTTGTATATGAAATAGTGTTAGACCCAGTGCCAAACTCAAACCATTCTATATTGTTTGCCCATGACCTAATCTGAGCCATAACAGAACGACCTGCATCATTAACAGTGCTAGGTGCTTGGTTTTCTAAAAAATTACCAGAAACTAATCTGTTACCATTTTGACTAGCGGTTGTACTCCATGCAGTTATACTCATTAATCTAATAACCCTTTTGTGCCAGTAAACATAGTACCCATATTTTCAGATGGGTTTGCATAATCACCTGCTAGTGATAGTCCAACACCAGTTTTAATTGCAGGTCTTACAAAAGGTGATACTGCACCTGCTGTTTTACCTGCTAAATAACTTGCCTCACCCATTAATCTAGGTGAACTTACTGCTAGTAAACCTGCACCTGCTAATGGATTACCAGTTAGTGCTAAAGCAGTTCCACCACTAAATGTAAGATTTTGCAAACCTCTAGGTTGAAAAGTATTTAAAGCATCACCAGACAACATTGCCTCAAGTTGTCCACTGTCATCTAAAATATTTAATTGATTGCCTTTGTTACCAAATTGTGAAGCACTATTATTTTTTATTGATTGATTTAATTTGTTAAAAGTAAGTTGTGCAGAGGCATTGTTTTTTAAACCTAGTCCTTTTTCCAATTCTTTACTTACACTTATTGCATCTTCATAAGTTTTCATAACACCAGAATATTCTGGCACTGCTTGAACCACTGCGTCTTTAATTGAACTTCTTATATCTGCAATGACTACTGTTGCATCACCTTGATTTATGCCAGTTGGATATTCATTATCAATTTGTCTTTTTAAAAAATCTAAACCTCTAGCATTATGCAATCCTTTATTAGCTTGAAATTCAGCAATAAGTTGTTCAACTCTTTTTAATTTTGCCCTTGCTTTTTCAGATAGCTCTAATGCACCATTAAATGTTTTTTTGTTTTTAAAATCATTTAAAATTTTAGTAACTACATTTGGGTCAATGGGTGTATCTGCAAGATTTAAACCATCTTTACCTTTAATAAAAACGTCTTTATTACTGTTTTTTAAATCATCAATTAATTTATGTGCAGTGCTTAAAGTTTCATCTAATTTAGTTGCACCACCTCTCATGTGAGAAGTAAAAGCTAATGCGTTTTGACCAGTATAACCAGTCATGTATGCAGTAGTTAGTGCTTTAGACCCTATGCCAGTCGTTGACCCTAAAACCTCACCAGTAAATTTAGCACCAGATTTTAAAGTGTTGGCAGTTACTTTTGTAGCAACATTTATTGGGTCTATAGTTTTTGCAACCTTATTTATATTTTTAGCAACTGCACCTGCCATAACAGTAGGTACTCTAGCACTAAGAGTAGCACCGCCAGTTAAAATCATACTTGCATCTGCAAGAAAACCCACTGGGTCATCTCTTAATGTTTGTGCTACATTTTCAAACCCACCATATCTATCTGCAAAAAATTGCCCTACATCTCTAGCCAGTTGTTCATTTCCTTGTTCGCCATCTCTTACAAGATTAATAACACTAGAGCCTAATGCACCAATGTTTTTTGCAGTGGTAACTGGTTGACTTACCATATCCCACATAGAACCTGCAAATCTTTTTGCACTTGGCACAATATTACTAGCAGTTGACGTTGCGTAATCTAAGAACCCTCTATCAAATGCGTCTAATGGTTTACCATCACTTAAAGTATCAGTATTTCCATTGCCACCATCTATTGTAATAACTGGTATATCGTTTTCTTCACCTACAAAACCTGTAAATTTAGTCATGTTATTTTTTCCTTATTTTTTAAAAATTGTGTCCATAAATTTTTGTTCTAAACGATTTGCACTGTCATAATATGACTCGGCTCTGCTAAAATCTTGACTACCATCTGGGTTAGTTATAACCAAACCTTTATAAAAATCTAAATTGCTAGAGTACATTTCTTGTACAGTTTGGTCTGTAAAATCTGATATAGACATTTCTTTTAAGTTAGCAATATCAATACCACCCACCATTGTGTCATAACCATACAATGTATTATTTTTATTATAATACTCTATGGCTCTTTGTTGTGTTCTAAACATAGATACCATCTTGTCTCTTAAAGCTATTATTCTTTTTATATTTTGCTCTGGTGGTAAAGATGGATTAAAAGTTGCCTCAACTAATCTTTGTGCCTCTCGTTCAGTAAACTGACCACCTAAAGTTTTCTTTAATGATTGGAATACAACTGCACGAACTAAATCTAAAGTGTTATTAATTTCGTATGCTTTACCATTTTCATCATTTTCTGCCTCGTAATTACTCTCAATAAGTCTAGTTAATTTTTCTGGTGTTACTTCAAATGCCATACCAGATGATATTGCGTTAGGGTTATTAAGTATGTCTATAACCTCATTAAAGTTTTGTATATTCGCTTGGTCATTTGCAAAACCACCTTGAATACCCCATTTTAATCTTACCTCTTTGTTAAATGCGGTATCAAGTGACTCATCTGATTGTCTTAATGTAATATTAACTGGTTCACCCCATGACGTTGTGCCATCATCATTATAAATAGGTGATTGTACTGTTAAATAACCTTGCTTACCTCTTTCTTTTTCATTTTCAATTTGACCAATTTTTGATGTTTGATTTTTCTGAATGTTTAAAGAGTTCCATTGTGCGTAAGAATAAGTTTGACCGCCCTCAGTTCTATCAGCAGGTGTAGTGCCATGCACTGTTGCGTTTACGTCAAATTCTCTAGGGTCTGCACCTTGTTTTATCATCATTTGTGCGTATGTAGAACTTGGATTAGCCATACCCATAAAATCCATATTGTTTTTACCAAGTGTAGATAAATCAGTATAACTAACAGAATCTTGACTTCCTGCAATTTGAGTTTTGTCTGGTGCGTAATTACCAACTTTATTAAAATAATCAAAAAATTCCTCTGGGTTATTTTCAAAAAACAATTTTTCCATATCAGTTAAATTTTTTGTAGCTCTATAAATAGTCTTTTTTTGCTCTACTGATGGTTGAAACCCTTGCGTACCAAATAAATATTCTTCAAGCATATTTCTTTTTTTAGGCTCTGCCAAAACTTCGGCAGGATATTCAATATCCATTTTTGGTGTAAGTGCATTTGCTCTTTGCATTACATTGTCTGGTGTAGGATTATTAATAGCAGACATTGTATTTCGATTATTTGCTTTTGCTTTTTGGTATGCAGGGTCATTCAATAAACCTTGCATAGTATTCATTTCTTCTTTTTTTCTTTGATTGTTTGCATAAAGATTGTTGTCTAGCAAACCACCACCAAAACTATATTTTGTAACCATTAGCTTAATAATCCTCTCAATTTAGGGTTTTGTTTTAACAACCCCAGTTGTCTTTCTTTGTTTCTAGCAATTCTGTTTGCCAACATTCCATACTGCGGTGGTCTAATTTGCATACCAGTTATCTCAGCAACTTGACTTCTCAGCATAGGGTTGTCTGCCATATTCATGTATTGTTTGCCCTCATTGACACCATCATTTAATTTACCTTTAGTGCCTTGTTTTTTATCGCCATAAAGGATTGTTGCCATCTTTGTAAAAAAATCCATAAGTCTAACCTATACCAAATCCAAACCCACTAGATTTACCACTAGACGTACCACTTGTAAGTTTAGTAGGAAAACCAAATGCGTATGAGTTAATTAAATCTGCAAAGTCCATTAGTCTCATTCCGTATGCGTCTTGGTCATACATTGCTTTAGACATATCCATTTCATTTATTCTGTCTCGTCTTGCGTTATCCATTCCTGCATAACCATAAGAGTCAGCTAATGTGCCACTTGCTAAATCATATAAACCACTTTGATAATCGCCATAGTTAGCAAGTAAATTAGCCTCAGTGTTGTTTAAGTTTGCACCTGCATCACCCATTAATGCAGATATATCTGAACCTGCATTATACATATTTTTTATGTAATCTTGATTGCCAGTAAATTGTCTTGCTCTTTCATTCTCAGCTAGTTCAACCATGTAAGGTAATACTGCGTCTGATACACCAGTTCCTACTGCATTAGCATAAGCACCACTACCACCATATCTACCCATACCTGCAAATTCAGAACCAATTTGATTACTTATTTTATCAGTAGTGCTAGACAAGAAATCATCAAGATAAGATTTACCGCCATCTGCACTCATCATGTCATAGGCATTTAAACCTGCACCAGAGTTAAAATCATCTAAGCTAGTGCCAGTAGTACCAGTCTTTAAAAAGTTTGATAAATAGCCACCACCTGCTGTTGTTGGGTCACCATTTAGATATGAATTATATGTAGATGTTGCGTCTTTAAATGCGTCTGGTTGGAAATTTCTATAAATATTACTTCCATACCTTTCCATATCAAGCATTTCTTTAGTCGGTGCTGAATATAAATCATTATAATCATAACCACCTAAATACTCTTTATTGCCTTTATCGTACTCAGCTTTAGCACCTGCAAGTATTTCCTCAATATAAGGTTCAGTAGGTGCGTATGGTTTGACCTCGCTTGACCCTTCACTTGTTTCTGATGATTTTTTTCTACTACCACCTATACTCATATTTTTATTCCTTGTTGTTTGTTAAATTAATTTCTAAGGCTAAATGTGTATCTTTAAATCCATAAGCCTTAAATATTTTTGACCAACCTTTTCTGGCTAGACAAATTGCTTTATGACAATCATTTGCTTTTGCATATTCAATAAGATTTTGCATAGCAACATATTGCCATCTTTTACGTTCAGTGCCAGTCATCACAAAGACTGACCCAATTTTAAATTGTGGTCTTTCTAGTATTTCACTAATAACAAAACCTTTTGTTTTTCTGTTTTCGCTATCCCAGACTAACCATAGTTGCATATCACCATTAACGAGTTCTTTATAAACATCATTAACGTCATATCCGTTTTCTGCTTTTACTAAAATGTTGTTTAAATCTTTTTTAATTAACCAAAATATTTCTTCTACTTTGGCTTTTGGTATAAAGACTACCTTAAAAGGTAAGCCATTTGTTTGTGCCATCATATATTATGCTCAACACTCCATAGTTTGTGTTTATTACTTTATTAGCTGACCCCTCAATATTATTTCCAGTGTTTGCAGTAATTGTTATGTTGTGCGTATTTGCACTGCCACTGCTATCTTTAATAATTAAATTAGTACCTATCGGTGGTGATTTTGGCAAAGTAAGTGTTGTTGCTTGATTTACACTGACATCAAGAAACATATCATCTACTTTAACACTATAACTAGCCACCCTTACCTTTTCATAAGGTATGTTTAACCTATTAACCATTGTATTAACTGCTTGAGTTAATTGTTGGTTAAAATATTCTTGGTTTTGCGTTGGTGTACGTCTTATGTATTCAATAGCCATTATAAAATCTTATTTAAGTGTCTAACACCATGTTCGTCTGTAACCATTTCACCTTTTTCTAAAGTACAAGTGTAAGCAACTTGATTTCCTGCTGTACGTTCAGCGACTCTTTTACCCTCTAAACACACTGATAGACTAGGTTGATGATACCAACCATCTAAACGTCTATTATCACCCTCAATAATAAACATTGATAATACGAATACCATTTCAATCATGTGTTCCATTGCCTCTTAGTTTGTCTGTTAAATCTTCTAAGTCTATGACTCGTTCCTCAAGAAAATCTACTTGCAGTTGGGCTTTGCCTATTAATGGTAATTGTGTTTCTGAGTTACTTTGTAATGATTCTAATCTACCAGACATAAATTCTATAAGAAGAAATGCCTCTTTTAGTTGACTATCTATTTCTGTTACTGGAATAGTATCAATATGTTCATTAATTAGTTCTATGTCATTTAAAATTAATGCTTGGCTTGTCTCTAATGCAGTAATTTTGTTTGTCAGTGAATTAAAAGTAAACACTGCTGATGCAACCAAAAAAATAATTCCAACTAAGTTTATAATTGGCATACTAATAGCTCGTTCAGAACTTACTGAAATTGGTTTTTCAGACATTACTGAACACCATCAAGTGTTGCGTTTACTTCGACTCCCATTGCATCATGCCAGTTAGCTTTAGCAGGTACTTTAACCTCTATCTTATGATATTTACCAGATTGTCTAAATGAGGCTAAACCATTATCATTGCAAGTTGTAAAACCACTTTCTTTAATTGTACCACCTGCCCTTTCTCTACTTACTAAATTAATTTGACTTGGTGTGTACCCTAAGAAAGTTACATTTAAAATATTTTGGTCTGGTGCTACTACAATAGATAACAGTGTGTCATTAACTATGGTTGCTACAATAAACTTAGCATTGTTAAACTGACTAGATACATCATTAACTCTAATAACATCACCAACACTAAGTTCAGTTAAAAATTTTGTACCAGTACCATTAATAGTTGTGCTTGTAATTGATATAGTTCCACTAGCAACTTTAGGCTCTACATCTATAACTGGATTTATATTTGTAATAAATGTTCTTTTACCATTTGCATATTCTTGTTCACCTATGCTTATTGTTGCCTCTAAACTATCACCACTAAATGTACCAAATTTATTATTGCCATCAAATGCAGAGAAAAACAAAGTTCCACCCTGCCATATTCTACTATCAAATGAGTCTGTAAATGTTTCAATGTCAGTGCTTATGTTATCAAGTGCCTCTAATGTTGTACCAGTTGTAAATGCACTAGATACATTTTGTGTTGCAACATCTATGTAAGACCATCTATCAGCAGAATAATTGTAACATAGTATTCTATCTGGGTTGCCACCAGATGAGTTGGTAGTTGGGTATGACCAAAAAATTAATTTATTAAGTGGGTCATGCCCAGATGTAATTCTTAAAATATTAGATTGGTCTAAACTATCATCAAACCATTTATCAATTTTGTTTTCACCTATAAGAGTTGTACTCTCACCATTTGTTTTACAAAAACCATCTTGAGATAAGAAAAATGTTTCTGACCCAACAGTTTGAATACTACCATGTGCTATTGCACCTCGTTCTTGCTCAATGGCTCTAATTTGAAAGATAGATGAACCACCTACAAAGTTAAGTTGAAATATTTTATTTACACAAAGTATAATTCCAAATTCACCACCTACTATGCCAGTGATTTCTGATGTATCAAATAATGTTTCTTCATCTGACTGGTCAGTACCAATAGACCAACTTGCATGATTACCAATAGCTGACCAATGTAATTTATTTCTGTTTGTTGGTTGCCACCCACTGACAACAAAGTTTCTAACAACTGCTGTATGCCAAAATGTTGGTGGACTACCACCTAAAGCAGACCATGTTGTGCTAGTGTCTAGTTGCCATACTTGAGGTGCATTAGAACCATTACTTGCAACTATATAATTACCAAATTGTGTAAACTGCCAGTCATTGTCAGCAGGTGTACTAAAAGTTGTACCGCCACTAACATCTGAAAATGTGTTTGCAAGGTAACGATATAGTTTTGTGCTATCACCTGCAAAAGACGTTATGTTTCCTGCTGATGATTTAAAACTTGCAAAACCTTGACATCTATTGCCTAGAGCATTTGTACTTACTGGTGCTAGACCTTTAGTTGGTCTATAACTTTTAAAAGATGGTACTACATTTCTTGCGTCAGTAAGACCTTCATTTCTGTATTCTGGGTGGTCTGGAGTCCAGTCCATAAATTGCTTATAAGCCATAAACTATTCCTCGTTTACAGTTGACCTCATTATCAATGGTGCGTCTTGGTTGTATTTATTCTTTGTGTTTAAAGCTACAACTCGTTCAACTCCATTGTTATAAAAGCTCAACCATTCTTGAATAATAGATGGGTCAATACCTCTAATAAATGTATGAGAAAAATATAATGAACCATACAAATAAACATCTGCATGATTTGTTAATATATCATTTGTATCTGTATCATTAACTAAAACATCAAATTTTTTGTAGTAATACATCTTTACTGAATAAGTGCTATCTGGCATTGGGTAGAAATGTATGTTATCACCAATGATTGTATAAACCTCTGGTTGTCCTACTAATGAACCACCATACATACTAAATGCTGTTTCTGGTGAGACATATTGCAATGAATTTTTTTTGCTACCATCAATGTATATTGACGCAACACCTAAAAAACCAGATGGCAATGACTCAATCTCATCATTTACACTTAATGTAGCAAGATTAATCATTTTATTATAACCACTGTTAGCAAGTTTACTGTTGAAGTCTTGTTCAGCTAGTGCAACAAAATCTGTAATTTCATTTGTTAAGTCTGAACGACCCAACCAGTTTGCTATACTTGATTTTAGGTTTGCAAAATTGTTTAGTGCCATTTAAAAAGTTCCCTCTGATGTTCTTAAATATGCCCACTTGGGGTCATTTAATTTACGTTGTAAATATTTATGTTGTTCTTCACCCTCTAAACTGGTGAACATAAAACCATCATCTTGCAACCATTGATATGCAATGATAGTTGGTATCTCTGCAATAGCTCTCATAGACCTATCTCTATTATAGCCACTGCCAAATTCGTTTCTTTGTGCTTTGTTGTGTTTTAAGATGTTTTCTACATCTTGGTATTTGTGTTCAATTAGTGTTTGAGATTGTTCGTCTGCTTTAACAATCGTTCCCATTTCACCATCATGGGTATGTTCGTAAGTTTTAGCCATTTATGTTTTTTCTTATTTTAATCTGTCTAAATTTATTAACACACCCAAATGATTTAAAACTCTTTAGTTTTAGAGATTGTTGCAGGATTTTTCAGATTATCTATTTGTATATCTAAATTTGCTTTCATTTCATCTTCAGTTTTATCACCACTGTCGATAACACAAGCAATACAATTATCTTTTGTCATTGAATCAAAGTCCATGTCAGCACCATCACAAGAACCATAAGACCTTGCACTATGCTCACCATCAACTGCGTTTAATGACCAATGAATTGTTTTTACTTTATCATCTGAGTCGGTTTCAAAATTTGGAAATGTCCATGTATATTCTGTTGCCATTTTTTTAACCTTTCTTTGTTATTAATTTACTTTTTTTGTTTTTGTTTTTGTCTCAACTTCTTTTTCTTCACTAGGTAGTTCTTGTTTT